GGGATCAAGAAATCACAAAAGCTCAGGTCGACAATGCCGCTAAAAACTATTTCACATCTAGAAACCCTGGCTGTGATATTCCTAGCATCCAGATGACTGTTGAGATGGCAGCTCTTAGAGATAGTAATTTATTCGATGAATATACGATTAATCGTTTAGAGACTATTGGTCTTTGTGATACTGTCGATGTGTGGGTGTCTAAATGGAACCTATCCACAACATTGAAAGTACGAGAGTTAACTTATGATGTTCTAAAAGAACAGATTAAGACAATGGTTATCTCTGATAATGGTAAAGGCTCTACTAGCTACGGGTCATCTTTAACGTCAACTGTCAACTCAAAGGTGGAACAGAGTGTTAATAACATCTTCTACAATCAGGGCGGTCTCTGGTCTAAGATTGTTAACCTTACAGCAGACGGACACAACATTATCAACTACCAAACTACTCAACCAACTTCTGCCAGAACTGGAGATCTTTGGTACAAAGACATGGGTAATGGTAAGGTTCAGCTCAACATCTGGGATGGATCAAAATGGAAGCGAGTTGTGGACTCCGATTTCGAAGATGATGTCAACAGAACGGTGGCAAATCATTTTGCGGAAGTTGAACAGAAGATTAAAGATGCTGAGGAAGACTCCAAGGAAAGAACTCTACAGGCTTTAAGCAAGGCGGAAAGCGCATTGCTCCAACTCAGGGATCTTCCACAAACTGGAGAATTCAACAAGATCAAAGATCAAATTGGTATTTATGAGAGGATCATTGGTAAAAACGAATCCGAGGTTAAAAAGAATGTTACAGGAATGGTTATGACTCCTGAAATATTCCAGACTGAAGTATTTGCCAGAGGCGTACTTGGGTCAGTTCTAAACCCACCACCTAAAGTGATTAATCATATTCTATCAACTGATAAATTTGCAGATATGACTTCTGGGATTCTTGTCGATAGAAGAAAAATTAATACGAATTTGACTTATATTGCAAATCCTTATGTTGTTAAACGCCCAATGGGAGTTGACTCTGAACTGTTATTTTACACAATACCTGTTCGAACTATAACTCCTAGCGCTGAAACGACAGAACCAAATAACCAACCATATTGGTATATTTCATTACCACTGGACAACTATGAGATAAAAGTTGGCGAAAGATGGACGCTTTCGTTTGAATGGAGAGTAAATCCTTTGGGTAATGGTTATTTCTCAGCTGCCGAGTCTCAACAATTCCATTATGGTTTTTACGACTTCGATAAAAAACGTTGGGAAATTGGTCCTTGGACGGTTGATGTAAGTGCTACTGGTAGACAAGCTGCGGGTCCAGACTATCGTAAAGTGTCTCAAAATATGGCGTATACTCAACTTAGAAGTCTTGGGAAGAACGTTCGATTTGCGATAGTATACACACATTCGTCATCATTATATTTCCGTAATATAATGTGGAATAAAGGTGAAGAAGCCCCATACAGTCCTATTACTTCTATCTCTACTAGGGTTACTCAACTCGCAGGATCTTGGGCTGTTAAAAACCTTAACAGTAACAACGACGTTGTATCTGAGATCAACGCTACTGGTACGGATGTTCGTATAAAAGGTTCGTCTATTTGGCTTGATGGCAATACTAAGATCGAGAATGCCGTGATCAAGGATGCTCATATCGCTAATATCAATGCTGGTAAGATTACTACAGGTACTCTTGACGCTAATAGAGTTAATGTTATAAACTTAAATGCTAGTAACATTGTGACTGGTACAATGAGTGCAAACTATATTCGAGGTGGAATTCTGGCATCTCAGAGTGGAAGTTTGGCATTTGACTTGAATAAGAATTATCTGAGATTCAACGCCGCTGCAAATATAGAATTTACTACTGCAAACAATTCGTTATTTCGTAGAAAAGGTGATGGTACTGGTTTTCTCCATTTTAGTGATGATACTTATGGGGGAGTATTCGTAGGTCTCGGTGTTACTTCACATAATATCGGGACGATATCTCAAGACACTGGTTACTTCTCCGGTATACGTATATTCCGTGCAAATGATAACGTCGACCAAACAGAGATCTTTGGTGATAAAATATTACTTGGTCATGCTTTCTCTGGCGGTCGAGATGGTATATATCATTTCGTATTCGAACCGACTAAACTTTCTAAGGGTATTAGTATGATACGATTATGTAACTCTGTGGAATCTCTATGGAGATGTTGGGAGCATTTAAACAATGTAGGATGGAATGTGAACAGTAATGACTTTTCAAACGCTGTTTGGAATGAACGACGAAATCACAAGTATATAGGAACATAGAAAGGAGACATAATATGTCTGTAGATATTAATGTATGGTTGGCATGGATGTTTGCACGTGAAAATCGTGTAACATACTCCATGACATACCGAAACGGGCCTGGCTCATTCGACTGTAGTTCTAGCATGTATTTTGCTGGTGTTGAAGCCGGGATGCCGAAACTATCATGGCCATGTTCAACAGAGTCAATGCATGACTGGTTGTTGAATAATGGCTGGACACTCATTGGTGAAAACCAAGAGACCGCTACACAACGCGGAGACATCTTTATCTGGGGACAGAAGGGATACTCTGCTGGAGCCGGAGGACATACTGGTATGTTTGTGGATAGTGAGAACATTATTCACTGTAACTACGGGTATAACACCATTTGTCAGAACAATCACGATTGGCTTTGGGAAATCAATGGAGGTCCTTATGTATACTACTACAGATACACTGGTGGACAACCTCAGGCTACTCTTCCACCCGCCGTAGTACAATCTGCTCAGAACACATTTGAACGTGAGTTAGACGCTCGTCAGCCACTATCAAAATCAGAGCAACCTTACTACGAAGCGACTGTCACAGAGGACTATTGGGTTGAGGCTGCGCCATATGGAGGCGCTCCTGAGAAAGAACTATTCAAGGCAGGCTCTCGAGTTCGTGTCTATGAAAAAGTGAATGGGTATTCTCGCATTGGATCTCCTCAATCGGACCAATGGATGGACGATAACTATCTAGATGATGCTACTGATATGTCTGGGCATTTGTAATTTTTAGAAAGAAAAAGGTATAAAACTTATGAAACTAATTGATGAAAACGGAACCCTACAACACGTTGACAACTCTTCCGATGTTATCGAACATTACGGTAAGAAAGGAATGAAATGGGGAGTTAAGAAGGCTATTGATTATGCTAAAGCTTATGGTAGGGCTGCTTACAACAATGCTCGTCATCCAATCCATTCTACTCGTGCAAGTATGGAAGCTCTTGTGAAATCACCGGTGGGATCTAACCTTGCTACTAAGCGTTCTTTAGACTATCGTAACAAACGTGTATCTGAATTGGTTAAAGCGAAAGCCGCTATGAAAGACTCTAAGCGTAAATACAAGAAAGAACGTAAGGCTATTGATGAGAAATACTCTCGTCGTGAAGACAAGATCGGCAATATGAAGGGAAGTAATTCTAAGATTGCACGTTTGGAAAATGAAAATGCTGCTGCGCATTTGAAAGAACGTGGACGTCTTGATGCTAACTACAAGAAGAATAGCCCTAAGAACAGATACGCTAACGTTAAGAAGAACGGTCGTACGAAATACTAGGAGGTACTAATGGTATTATTGTATGATAATGATACCTTAGTTCACGTTGATTCCTCGGAAGATATTATCCAACATTATGGTAAGAAAGGTATGAAGTGGGGCGTGATAACCTCTGCTAGAAACCTTAAGACACGTTGGAAAAATCTTCCTGAGAGTCGACGTAAACAAATTAAACTAGTTGCACAGGTAGCTGGATATACTGTAGGTATTGTCGGATACCATTATGCTAAAGGCAAAGCAAATCCTTATATAAGGAGTGCTATTGTCCGAGCTATTACATAAGGAGGTTTGAATGCCAGACATTTATGATATTGACGAAAACCAACGTATTGAGCGATCCGTAAATGGGTTGCTCGGGCGTTTGTCCACATTAATTTGGGAGAACGAATCTCTCAAAACAGAAGGAGCTTATTATAAGCAAAAATATATTGAGGCTATGGAAGAACTGTCTCAATTAAAAGAAAAAGGAGATAAATAATGGTTGTAAGTGCAAAAAATGTAATCCTTAATACAACTTTGGATATGCGTGCAGGGATGGATACTATTAAAATTCACTTGCCTGAGAAATATCTGAAAGATATTAATAATACGTTATATGTAAAAGTTAACGATATTATTAATGGTGATCAATTCTTTTCTAAAGAATTTAAAAATGCCACCAATCCTATCGAAATTACTATGCATAAGAATTTATCTGGATATACTGGAGATGTATATATTACATTTAGTTCATTGCCAGAATTTAAATTCTATTTCACACTCAAAAATGATAAATCAACAGTATACCCAGAAAAGACATCAAAATCGTTCTATCCATCTGATACTGTATTTATTAATCGTATTCCTGTTGTAGAATTAACTGAAATTAAAGTTGATGAAATTAAGGAAAATTCTAAAGCAGACGCTAAGACAGTTATAAACCTTGAAGAAATTCGTAAAGGACTATTTGCCAATTCTGACGGCAAGTATCTTGACTATGCTAATGGACCCGATGGGGTAGGCGATGGCACACGATCACAATATGCTGATATGAAAACCACTATTACTTACTATATCATTAGTCAGTTATTAGATAGTGAACCTAGCGGTTTATTTCAATCGATCTTAGATGTAAATAATATGATTGGTGATAATGCCGATTATAAAAAAGAATCTAAGAAATCTGATATGGTCACTTTTTATGATTATTTAGTATACAAATTAACATCAAAATACCAAGGACATTATACGGAAATTGAAGACGATTTGTTATCTCGTGTATGTAAAACTCAAGACGAACTTGTTCGTGTTGTTAAACAATTGGCGGCTACTGCAAACATCGAACACAAACTGGATAATCCATTCGATGAATAACCCCCCGCAGGACCTACACGGGTCCTGTTTTTTTTACCAAACAAACGCAGAATTTACATATCCAATAATGAAAACAAATATAATTATTGGAGGACATTACTATGTTAAAATATGTTGATTATAAAGGAAACGAAGTTACTGAAATTGCCGCTCGTGAGGGTATTGAGCAAATATTGGCTATTCGTGAGTATTTAAATAATTTGATGGTGTTTCTTCGGGATACAACTGAATTATCCGAAGAACAAATCAAAGAGTTTAACAATACTGTACGAGAGTTCAATAATACACTCGATTACTGCTCACCGAAAGGTGAAGAAGTACGTATCGATCCAGATACATATCTTAAACTACAAGGAATTAGTATGGAACTTATGACTATATGTGGTAAAAAAGATGAAAGCTATTACTATGAAAAAGGAGTTGAGTATGCTAGTGAACATCAAGAGGAAGCCATTGAAATGGGTAGACTCTGTTATGAAATTCACAACAAATACGAACTACTTAAAGAAGCGTAATAGCTTCTTCTTTTTTCGCAATATTTACATAGTACATAATGAAAACTAATTATATAAAAGGAGGAACATATTATGTTCAGACGAATTTTACGGGAAGTTGGGTTCCGCTGTTTGGCGGGATATGCTGTTCTTGAGGAGGGAAGAATTAAGAAACTCGAACAAGAAGGTTATATTCTAAAGGATGCAGAAGACCACACTCGAAGAATGGAAACTCTACATTACGTGCTACGGACCTTGAAAAATAAAGGTTTCTAAAGAACAGGCTTTCTCGGCCTATTCTTTTTTCGCATGATTTACATAGAGTATAATGAAGAAATAAGAAAAGAGGAAACAATTATGACATTTAAACATAATGAAGTATTATATCACAGATTGAGTGATTTTGGTTATTATATGCCTTTTGATACTAAGGATATAAAGGATACAGAAAACCTAGATGAGGTAATAAATCTAACAATTGATTGGATTGAAAGTTACGCATACTACTTACAAAAATATACAGAAAGTTGTGAGTATTCTAATCCGTTTGATATTAAACTGGATAAGTATACTAGACGACTACATGTGAATCACGTTAAGTTATGCGGGATACAGAATGAACTGATTGAATTGTTAAAATACGATAACTATTCTAGAATTAAAGCTGTAAAACTTATGCTAAAGACAATAGCATTAATAACAAAATCAGCATGTACCGTGTATTGTACAACGTTATTTGAGGACAATTAGTCCTCTTTCTTTTTTCGCAGAAATTACATATACCATAATGAAGAGGAATATAAACACAAGAAGGGTTTGCTTAGTGAAATAGGAAAGCAGCTATACATTATATAGAAGTGCGGTGACGATGCCGCAAATCCGCATTCTTCTTTTTTCTTGAGACAACACGTCTCATTATTTTTTGTAAGGAGGTTCTTAATATGAACATTGACGAAGATCGTTTGTTACAACCACTGGCTATTCCTAAACGACCGCTACGTACCCCTGAAGAAGTCGAGGAAGTTCGTAAAGAAATGCTTGACTGGTATAAGAAATACCAATGGGTTAACTGTCGTGACTATTCGATTATTTTAGGTTTTATTAATAACAACTACGATCGACAACATGGCTGGGATGACGAAATGATTCGAACAGCACCTATCACACACAATCGCTCAGGCTACTGGCTAGATTTACCAACACCTATAAAATTCTAAAGGAGGATTATTATGAAAGTTGATATTAATTTACCTGTGATGATATTGCAAACTAAAGAAATTGCAGAATATTTCCGAGAATTTTTATTGAATAAGGCTGTAAACAAACCATTAAAGGTTTCAGATGTTTATGGTAACTTATCATATAACGGGTTAAATATTACCGAAGGTTATGGATGGACATTCCAAGATTTATTAAAAATAAGGATTATAAAATGTCGAACTGGGTATTACTTAGATATACCAAATCCGATTAAATTTAAAGATTTCGAACCCACTGAAGCGGACGGAGTAACTTATCCAGAACCAAGGATTCATGTAGTTTATGAAGAGTTGGAAATGGATGATTTATGGAGGGTAACTTCATTACATAGGAAGGACACTATATGATACCATTTGATAAGATTAGGATTCCGGTTTTTAATAAACGAAAGAAACAATCAGAAACTACCGTAGTAGAGAAATACAACAACTACATTCGTAAGATTGAAGTTGTGTACAATCATAATGACGACACTTTTCGGACAAAGATTGACATGGTCTTGTCTGGAAACCAAGTATACTGTCAGGGAGTTATCATACCCGAAAAGTCTTACGATCAATGCATTTACATAGATGTGCCAAAAGATGCTCTACAACGTCATTTATCTAGCGTTAAGATGCTTTCCATTGGCTCTAGGGATTTCCCAAATACTTTTGCGCTTATTAAGACTTATGTTCACACGATTGGCGACATGTTAGACTGTGGTGTTGACTACACAGAGTTGCCACATTTCATAATATCAGCACCAAATGATCATACGATATTTACAGACGGTAAAGCGATGGCTTACCAAGAACTATTATCACAGGAAGGACTTAAATTCGGCGGTCGAGGAAGACTACCGCAATGGGCATTATGGATATATTAGGAATTACTATTGGAGGTATGTGGATAGCTACGTTTGTGCTATCTTATTTGTTTGGAAAGAAAGGATTATAATATGCAACGACATATTCGCGTTATTTTGAAGACAGTTAGACCAATGGATAGTGACTATCGGGTTAGGTCTATTTTGGTTAATGAGGACGATGTACTATTAGCTTATGATAATATTCATAATAGAAATATTGAGGGAATTGAGGTTTATGGAGAATTCTTCATAAAGTTTCCTCATAAACTAGAAGTTAATGAGTCCATTATAGACATTAGTTTGGATCTATATCGATGGGATATGTTTGTCACGACCAATACTATTGACCGCATGTTGATTCAAAATACTGATCCTACAGAACATATAACTGTAAACCCAGACCGAGGATATGGACAATCTATCAGTATCCGACATCTTGTACTGGTTTCGCAGTAATTACATATACTATAATGAAGAAATAATAAAAGGAGGAACACATTATGAAAGCAGTCAAAACTTTATGGGACTTGTTTTGGTGCAAGACGCTATGTGATCTAGCATTTAAAATCTTTGGAGGCTAATTATATAATTAGCCTTTATTTTTTTTCAGAAAGGAATTATAATGTATTATAAAGGTTGTATAATTAAGGATGGTAAGATCCCAATGTCGGATTATACTTTGACAGAGGAAGGTTTGGAGAATATTTTAAAACATCAAGATATTCCATTTGTCAATTCTATTTATGAGAATCAAACGATATTTTAAAGCGGAGGAAGCTTATGCGAAAAAGAATAAGACGACGGATAATGGGTCTAACTAGTGCGTTTGTGGTCATTTCTACAATAGTGCTACTTGGATATTCCATTGAATTACATGACAAAAATGTTGTGTATCAAAATACAATTAAAAAGCAAGAAGACAAGATCTTCTCATTGGAGCATCAATACGAAATGATCGAGAACCGATGGAAGACTCGTGACGAAGCCGCCACATATTACTACGACAAATACTTGGAACTCAAGGAAAAGTATGAACCTAGAAAGGAGATCATGGGTGAGTAAAATTGTTCCTATTAAGGAAATCGGCCGTAAACGATTGGAAGTGTTATTGACTAAGGAATTTAATTATGACTCTATTATTGATAGGATTAATGAAATCTTAATAAACTCAATATCTGATCCAATTTGTATACGTATTGTCGATATTCGTAAAATTCTAAAAGAAAATGGATACGATAATTCGGATACGTTCCCGGTCCATATCATCATGCAACAGTTGGTATTTGACTTAAATGACGCCGGATATAAGGCTACTATTGATGTTACCAGGTCGTATGACATTGACCATGATATGGACATGGTATATTCTACACTAATTATTGAATTCAAAGGAGGTAAATCTTAATGCCAGAAACACCTATTTCTCCACTATCTCCACCAATGAAGGATGGTAAAATGTGGACTGAACCAGATATGGGACTGTTATCAGGTCAATTAAAAACATTCTACTATGGAACCCCGAATGGTTATGTTGTACAATTGTCTTACGATATGGAAAATCGTGATAAGAAACCTGTATTATCAGTATCTCGTATTGATGGATATTTAGACACAAGACAATATGACACCGTTGTAGATTTTCCTAAAACTTCTGAGAAAAATGATGTGTCTTCAAGTACAGCCCAGTCAATATTCGAAATTGATGATTTAGCTAAGGCTAACGAATTTGTCGATAAAGCTAAATCTCTACCTAAAGCTAAAGAAAAACTTGATGAAACTGATCGTTGGGTTAAAGGATTATATCCGCCAATGTTATTTCAATAAAGAAAGGATTAATATATGAAGAAAATTAATCGTAGTATTGCGTTATTTACTCTTTTCGGACTTGTGTTGTTCGGATTAGGTATATTTGAGGTTCTTGACCGTCGAGGAGACAACGACCGAGATAAACATATCGATCAACTCGAAATTCGTATTGGCGAATTGGAAAAAGATAAGCAAGAACTTAGAAATGTTATCGACAAGATGAATGGACTGTTGGATAAAAATTAAGGAGGATAAAATGTCTAAAAACGTTAGGCCAGTACAGTTTGGTAGGAAGAATCCTTTCATTATTCAAAACAAATCCAAGATTATGACACATTACAATTACCCGTTCGAAAACGGTATAATTGTCGAGCTTGTGATTATGCTTGGTGGCGATTACGCATTTGTACGTGTTCGCGATTATTGCGGATATAATCATATTGACAAGGACCAATTCCAGATTTCTGAAATGGAACCTTTGAAGGAACTATTGGACTGGGCTGGTTATTATGAAGACCGGTTCGATAAATGCGGACGACCAGAACTTCGTGAAGAGTTTAAAGCTCGATACGGAAAACAAATTATTAAAAGGGGAAAATAAACATGAAAATTGAAACTGACAATCCTAAAATTTTGGAACTTGCACTTAAGAACCACAAAGCTACTCTTGATTTAGCTCTATTTTCTGAGAAGAATGTCGACACTCTTCGAAACATCACATCTCGCGCATTTACATTTTCCTTGCTGCTTTATGGATCGTATCTTGGTGTATCGGCTATCCATCGCAAACTGGTGATGCCATATGCCGCCAAACAACTTCTTAAGGACAAGGAAATAGCAAAACTTATGTTGAAAGGATAATATAATGAAAACTCGTATTGAGGCATTTTTCTTATGGATTTATTTCTTCTTTGGAAATCATCGCAAACAATGGTCTGATCAAATGGAGATCTACCAATATGCTTATTCCAAACAAGTAGAAGAACTGAATAAACTTGTTCAGTATACGGATGGTCAAAATTCCAAAGTTGTAAAGGCCCATCTTATGGTTCTTGAATTAACAGGAAAATATCGTCTATTGGAGGTTTTGTTAACACAATATCCAAATTCATATTCTATTGCCAAACAAATTATCGTAACAACTAACGAGGCAGAAAGTATTGAAAAATCGTACAATGCTATTTTGTCTTCGATTGATATTAAATAAAAGGAGTAATATTATGTTTAAATTAACAGACAACCAAAAACCAAGCGTACATTTCGAAGATCCAGCTATGCAGGTAGCTTATGAACATGGGCTACGTCAAGGGGTCGCTCGCGAACAGATTAAAGCCGCGGTTCTAACTATGTTCGGTACCGTATGTTCTTTATTTGTTGCCGGTGTGGCTGTATATAATGTCCACAAAGTAAATGTGGAACTTCAAGAATTAAACAGTGAAGAACAATTCAAGCGTCTTGTAGAGGAGGAATATGGTAATGACTGATGAAGTTGTAAAATTCCTAGATAAATACGGTGATAAAATCGCTGCCTCATATGAAGTTCTGAAGGAACAATCTAAATGGCATGATGTAATGGTCTATTGGATTATTATTTCGACAATTATTTTAGTTATTGGTCTAATATTTGTGACTGTAGCTAGCTTTGGAACCGATTCATTCGATCTCGATAATTGGAACAAGGTAATGTATGATGGTAAATATTATGCTAAAAGTAAACCTAACCGTGTTCTTGTATATATCAATATCACCTTACCATTCGTAATCTTATTCAATACTGTATTTTCAGTTTGGTTATCTTGGCAACTAGCACCTGACTACAATCTTATCAACAACTTATTAAATCGATGATCGCAGGAATTACTTATACCATAATGAGAAAAAGAAAGGAGTACAAATAATGTACAATATTTTAATGAACTTACTTTATGACGGGCTTGACAAGCAAATGGAATTATGCAAGGTCGAGATGGCATATGCCACTACAACCGATGAAGTGCTAAAATTGACTATCAAGTATGCTAAGCTCTTGGCGTTGAAGAATGAAGAACGCAAGAACAGCATTACTTGGAAAGATGGTTTTAACGCTGTCGTCAACTTTGTAGGAATGGCAGCAGTGCTTAATTTCGAACAGACAAATATCATCACTTCGAAAGTCTGGGGTATGGTTAGTTCTAAATTTAAATAAGGGTTATTATACCCTTTCTTTTTTTCTCAAAATAAATTTAAAGGAGTCGGATAATGACAAAAATTACAAAAGAAAATATGCAAAATGCGCATGACGAACTATTAAAAACCTTTGTTAATAAAAATGCTGACTATGGAAACTCTTTCGAATCTTCTCTTGAAGAATATGGGCTAATTGCTGCACTCATTCGTATGGATGATAAAATGGGTCGACTTCGCACACTTATTAAGTCCGAAGCTAAGGTGAAAGACGAAAGTATTTCGGATACACTGCGGGACTTGTCAAATTATGCTCTTATGGCTTCTGTATGGTTTGATCATACGAATGATTCCAAAGATGAATTGGATGAACAAATCGAGGGTCTTAATCAAAAACTTATCGACCATCTTACAGAACTTGGTGCCCCTAACAACGAAAACGAACGTATGGCTAAGCTATTCCCCAATACAGGTTATTATTCGGGTATTAAAGTATTTAAGCCTGGTGAAAAGACAGTATTCTTCGAGCAAGATATCAAAGAACCATCCAATGAAATCGAAATTCAAAACAAAGAACAGCTTAGACTATTTTTGAATATTCATAAAGATGCGGGAGCTGCTGGTTTGGTTAAAGCCATTGGTCGCGATATCTTTTACAAGATCGATTTCTCAGATTTCTTACGTTATGTGAAGGAACTGCGGGGCGTTGAATTTAAAGATAGTGATCGACTTGAGATCTACTTTAATGTTCGTAATAATGATCTTAATAAAGTTATCTATGTGAAAACCAATACACTGTTTTCAAAATATGTATTCCCAAATATTGAGTATTTCGAGTTAGCTCTTAATACGTTCATCGATTTCAAGAAATGTTTACTGGATAAGTTGCCGAACAACATGAGGGCGCTTATACAATCCAATGTCGCAAAGCAAAGATCCAAAATCCTAAAACCTAGAACACGTATTGACGATTCGTTCATGGATCTAGTATTGTATGATTGTGATCGTATCGAATATTTCAAAGATGACGTTGTTAAATCCAAACTATGTAAGGAAGACAGTGAAGCAATAACATATAAGTACTCTAGTGATGAAGAACTTTTAACTAGATCATTTATATATGACATGTACGAAGGTACCACTAATCCCGATCATGGATACTACCACTTAGTGATTACTGATGGAAAATTGACCATGGCTTCTTCTGTAGAAGCAGCTTTGCAAACATTCCTCTCAAACTCTTTCTTAGATTCATTCCAACGTGTACTTGACTCCGGACGCAAGGTTAAACTTGTTAAGGTTCCGCAGTAATTACATATTGTATAATGAAAACAAAGAAGGAGGCATTTAGATATGCAAAACAACAAATTACTTACACTTAAATTGGAAGACCGTAACCGAGTTAGGGACAATCTTGACTTGATCATGGAACATGTACACGATTTAATTGCGGATAAGTATCTTGAGCGTGAATGCGAAATCGAAATCACAAATATTGATATTGTGAATTTTGGTATCACAGGAATTGACTTTGGAGCTTTACGCAACAACATCGATCTTGTATACGGTAAAATGGTTGAGGCGGGTTACAACGTAACTCTATACAGTGACCATGAAAGTGAATATATTCAAGTGAGCGTTTAAATACGCTCTTTCTTTTTTTTTCTAAATTATTTCAAAACACACATTATATTTTGTATTAAAGGAGAATTTACAATGAAAAAACAAACTACACTTAAACTTGCTATGATGGGTATTGCTCTTTTTGGATCTGCTGTTGTTGCCGAATCCGTATTTGCTGATGTTACTAAAGCTGAAGGTTCTACAGAACTTGTAGCTACTGATCCCGAGGTAACAGTGACTAAGAAGGAAGAAGACTCAATCTGGTCTGATGTTGAAGTTAATATCAAAACTGATATTCCAGACGAAGTCCAAATCAACAATGGGGACACAATGACATTTAACATCCCCGAAGAGTTGAATCTTGAAACCTCATACAACTTCCCTGTATATAACGAAACTGGCGAAACAGAAGTTGGAACTGCTGATGTTAAGGCTAATGAGAGAACGGTTACTACAACGTTCAATAACTATTTCCAAGACCATCCGCTGGACAAATCTATCAG